GATTTTAAACTCGGAAGCAAGGAATTCTGGGAAATTTCTAAAAATATGGGCGACGACGATGACGGAGAAGAATACGACGCTAGCAAATCCAAAAAGCGAAGTAGCGGACCGGCCATCAATGTGAAAAAATCGAAATGGTAATGTCGATTTGGCACGGCATTCTTCTCGCGAATCTACCCTCGCACGTGTCCGACAAATCATCTAATTCAGTAACTCGTGACTCGTTCCGGAGTGGTTACAGTATATGTGTTTACTGCTCCAATGTTTTTTATGCGGAGAAACTCGGCGTTTGTAATGCTAACGTATGGACAGATGTATTGATACCCGAAATGTATCAGCAACCATACATACAACGTATATTCTATGATATGGAGTTTTACTACATATACATTACACGGTGTAATAAGTTCAGACCAAAATACTCTATATAATATTGATATTATATAGATTTCCAAAACAATACGTGGGTTCGCAATAACTATCCGTTTAGTTCTCCGCTTCCTTCTCTGCCGAAACAGCCTCGTCGGCGGCGTCGGCATTGGTCTCATTACTTTTTGTAGCGTTCGCCAGAGCTTGTTTATACAATTCTTCGCGAACGGATGCGTTGGCTTCTTCGCGTTCGTCGAAATTGACCTTTTCGCGAACACCAATCAAATTGCCTTCTTCGTCGAGAGTTTGCGTCAAAACATTTCCCGACTTGGTCGCTTTTTCAATGTTTTCTTGAATTGCGCGTTTCTTCGTTTCTTGCACACGAGCATTAAACTCCTGCTTTGCCTTTTCTTCGTTCTTTAGTTTTTCCTTATGCAGTTGATTCAACTCTTCGTTCATAAACTCTACTCTGCCGGTCTTGTATGCATCCGGGTCCCACGGAATCCACATACCCACTGGTCCGACATAAATATCGTGGTTGGGGTCTAGATCACGCAATTTTTTACATCGAATTTCGGCTTCTTCTTCTGTAGGAAAGACCCCTCTAACTTTTAATCCACGAACCGATGTTTGGAATGCGTGTTCTCGGTTGAATTGCTCGTTCAATTCGTCTTCGTGTTTATCGATAAAGTTCTTGTAATCGTCTTCCGCACCGTTCTCTTTTAGCTTGTTGCCTTCTTCTTTAATAAACTCGTTAAAGTCGGTACTTAAGTCCTCGATTTTTAGGTTATACTTGTATGCAACATAGTTTAGAAAATCGAAGTATTTTCCCATAGATTTAGTAAAATCCCATTGTTTCACGAATTGGTCGAACAGATAGTTTTCACGCTTCTTTAGGATTTTTTCGGGAGATACGAACGATAGACACGCAAATTTTTGTCCCGCAATTGGTGTATCTTCGTCGCATAAATCAACGTATTTTGGGTTTGGTTTTCCGTTGGGTAATTGTTTTCGTTCAAATGCGTGGTTGGACTTTTCCGATTTAGGCATATTGGATTGGATATAGTTATTTAGGAATATTGTTTAAGTGTTTTTAAACTATTTGTTTATATCGCTAAAATATTTTGGAATATTATTCTCCTGTTTTTTTTTGTTAGCGTATAATATATAATTACAAAAATGAGCTACGGTTTTGATTTCGGTGAACTCGTCAAACGCGCCATTAAATATCTCATTGAGGGTCTTATGGTTGCTATTGCAGCATATGCTATACCTAAGCACTCTCTTAAGGTCGAAGAAATTGTCATTATTGCTTTGACCGCCGCAGCCACCTTCAGTGTGCTTGATGTCTTCGCCCCCGCTTTCGCTGCTTCCAGCCGAAGTGGTGCCGGAATGGGCATTGGATTTAACCTCGTCGGATTCCCAGGAGGTCTCTAAATACACACCCCACTATAGTTAGTTCGTCATAATCATATAACATAACGTGATATATCCCGTATATAACGTTATTCTTGGTATTCTATAAAATTGATTTACTTTTTATTTTATACATAACACGTAAATAACCATAGTCGATATTTATATTGAATCTATTTAACTGATAAATTCATTGTATTCCAATTGTGAACTCTCGAAAATGTCTAAACGCGTTTACAAATCAACCTCAACACGTCGTATTGGAAAGATTCCTCGCAAACCGGCTGGACTGGTTTCGCAAAAAGACTCGTTTGTGTATTTACGCATATACAGAAAAACGGTAAGTAATTTAGAAATTCGTGAAAAAATTCTCCATTCCGTATCATCCGAATACGCGATTGGTCCAACGCTCATCTGGACCGAAAATCCCGACGATATTTCGATATTTACCACGGCAGAAAATTATACGCATTATATCGGGTTTGAAGCGCCGTTTTCGAACCCTCGCTCACCAAAATATTTAAAAAAGGTGCTTGAGTCTATGCGAATGGTAAAAGGCACGATTCTCATTAAGGAAACCACGCCGGAAAATGCAATGCATATTCCAGTGCATTTTTGTGCATATCGCATTGATGAAAACGGCACCTTTACTATTTTCGATCCATCGTGGCATAGTGCCGATCCGGGAATATACTCAACTACTGCGTTTTACGATTCGCTAGATGCATTCGGTATTTCCTATGAACACGCCGAATACACGAGAGCGCACCATTGGCAATGTGTTTTACCGCACGATGTATTCTGCCAAACGTGGTCGCTAAGATGGTTGTTATATGATACTCGATGTTTTCCACTCCCGAAAACACGAACCGACGCGACCGCACATATTACAAAATATATTCACGATTTTACGCGTATTATTATTCAAAACATCAGTGAATATATGGCGGTGTTCCCGAAATACAAATTAGAAGGCAATTCGCCGGCGCGTGTATTCGAAACGATATTGAAAAACAAACGTGTGATTTCTGTCATATAACGACCTCGAATTCAAAAATACTCTCCAACAAATAACAAAAACAAAACAAAAACAAAAACACAAAAAATAAAAAACAAGAAACAACACTCTTGTTTTTTATTCACAAATTTACGCACATATAATAGATTTGTATTTATACAGTAGGGAAAAATTCCCAGTCAAGTTCGTTACATACCTTTCGCCATATCATATCTTGTTCTAGTTGCTTATCACGGTCTTTCATCATTGGAATGTATGGTAAATACTGTGTCTGATCCAGTAACACACACAACTGATATAGAGTATACGTATAATTGAAAAAATTACTGCGATTTGCCGGGCAATGCACCGCCCACGGTTTTTGAATTTCAATAAACAAAACACACAGCGTTTCGTGCAGCTCTTCATTCATAATCGGCGGTTTTATGCCAAATATAGAATTGATATACTGAATATGTTCGAAATATTTATTTAGCCGTAATTTACGTAATATCTCGCGCATTTTGTCGTAATTAATCAGCGACATATCCGTTATTCGTTCCTTTTTAATCCGGTTACGTATCTGTTCGATAATTTCGTCGGGGATTTGCGTGGTTTCTTTCGCTTGAAATTGCGAGAGTATTTCCTTGAAATGGTTTAAACGAATATATGCGGTATACGACACTTCGTTTGGCGGTTCCTTATTCGTCGGTTTCGAACTATCCACAATATGCGTTATGAACTTTCCACATTTGTAATTATTGCATATTAAAATGCCTTCTTCGTCTTGCGGGATTAATTCGCCGGCGCGGCAAGATTCGCATATGTCGGACGACACCACAAAATCCTGTATATTAAAAATATCGCCATTTACATTCGCCCAATATAATTGTAACATCTTTTTCGATGAAGTATATTTGTCATTCGATAAATCGGCGCTTTCGGGAGTAGTCGCTTTTATTTTAAAAAAACTATTTACCACATTCGCATTTTGATTGTTTTTACCGCTGGATATTTTCTTTTTCTCTTCGAAATATTGGAAAATGTATTTTGAATTATCCAGTAAATATTTCGTGCGTTGTGGTCGTAGTGCCGTAATTTTTTCGCTGATATCGCGGATACGGTCTTGGATTTCCATTCGTAAATCAATATTATTTTCCGGAACTTTCGAGAGTCGTTTTTTGAATCGTTTTTTTTAATCAAACAGTTTAGGTAAATTTTAACTTTAGACATTATAAAAATGGTTCAACATTTCGGTGTGTTTTTCGTCAATCGTATTTACAATAGATTTTTCGGCGTTTTTTTTAGCGGCATTCATTGAAAATATAAAAGTATACAATTATCTAAGGTCATTTTTTATATGGATTCGTCAGTTATATCATTTCGTCGATTATTTTTTCTAAATAATCGGACATAAATACTTCCTTTTTCCCATTGTGGCGTTTCGACAAAACGTATTTATTGTTTTGTTTCTTTACCGACCACCCTCGGTCTAATGCATTCATAATAAACCGCTGTTTTTGTATTGTTTTTGCATCAGGTACATCTGGAGCAGGTATATGGGTGTAAATAGTAGACGTTTTATTTGACATAGTATATAGTATTCAGATATAACCTATTGTTTCTTATTACGAGTTTATGATATATTTTTGTTATTCTGAGTTTTCGCCTCCGTTTATGTTCGACAAGTTCGATGTATTTTTTAGGCGTAACATATGAATGAAGGCATAATGAACGCGTAACAAAAATATTTAGGCATTTTTTCCGAAAATAAAATATTTAGAGATATTATATAAAGAGTAAAATGGGAGGTGCATTGATGCAATTAGTCGCTTATGGCGCACAAGACGTTTTCCTTACTGGAACCCCTGAGATCACTTTCTGGAAGGTTTCTTACCGCAGACATACTAACTTCGCAATGGAGAGTATTGAGCAAACCTTCTCCGGACAAGCCGATTTTGGCCGCCGTGTTACCTGCACTATCAGCAGAAACGGTGATTTGGCCTACCGCACTTATTTGCAAGTTACCTTACCCGAAATTAACCAAAATATGGAAACTGCTGATGGTAAGCACGTATATGCCAGATGGCTCGATTTCCCTGGGGAACAATTGATCGCCCAGGTTGAAGTTGAAATTGGTGGACAGAGAATTGATCGTCAATATGGTGACTGGATGCACATCTGGAACCAGCTTACCCTCTCATCTGAGCAACAACGCGGATACTTCAAGATGATCGGACACACTACTCAGTTGACTTACATTACCGATCATGAATTCGCCGATGTGAACGGTCCTTGCGCCGGAACTGGCGGACCTTCGCAGGTGTGCGCCCCCCGTAAGGCTCTTCCAGAGACCACCTTGTATGTTCCATTGTTGTTTTGGTTTTGCCGAAACCCTGGTCTCGCTCTTCCTTTAATCGCTCTTCAATACCACGAAGTTAAGATTAATATCGATTTCAGACCTATTGGCGAATGCTTGTGGGCTGTTAAAACTCTTAATGAAACTTCTGGCTCTCAATCAGTAACCAATGCTTACCAACAATCACTTGTTGCTGCATCTCTTTACATTGATTACATTTTCCTCGATACTGACGAGCGCCGCAAGTTCGCTCAAAATCCTCACGAGTATTTGATTGAGCAACTCCAATTCACCGGTGATGAATCTGTCGGATCTTCTTCCAACAAGATTAAGCTCAACTTTAACCACCCCTGCAAGGAACTCGTGTGGGTCGTTCAGCCCGACGCTAACGTTGACTATTGCTCTTCATTGGAGGCTGGAAACACCTTGTTTAAAACTCTTGGTGCTCAGCCATTTAACTACACTGATTCAATTGATGCCCTTCCTAATGCTATTCACGCGTTTGGTGGACCAAATGCTACTGGTGGCGCGGAAAACTTCATCGCATCAAGTGGATTGTTCCAAATGGCCGGTGCTACTGATGGCGACGAAATTGCCGCTGGCAATTCTTGGGGGACAGGTGCTCCTTGGAATAACGCCACGGGCGAAACTGCGGACTCTGGATCGTATGTTTCGGACGCCGGCACCTTCGTTCTAGCCGAAACCGCGTTGGATATGCACTGCTGGGGCGAAAACCCCGTCGTCACTGCTAAGTTGCAGTTGAACGGACAGGACCGATTTTCGGAGCGTGAAGGATCTTACTTCGATGTTGTTCAGCCCGGACAACACCACACCCGCGCACCCGATACCGGAATCAACGTCTACTCGTTCGCTCTCCGCCCTGAAGAGCACCAACCCAGTGGAACCTGCAACTTCTCTCGTATTGATAACGCAGTTCTTCAGTTGGTTCTTTCTTCCCAGACTGTTGGTGGAACTGCTACCGCCAAGGTCCGTGTCTACGCCGTTAACTATAACGTTCTCCGCGTGATGAGTGGAATGGCTGGTGTTGCTTACTCGAATTAAATGTGTTTTATTCACACAATTTTTGGCGCGTATCACATCGATAGCATATATACGACAATACATAACATAGTAAACCACATAAAAATAAAAATACAGGAGCAAGTTAGCCGGTTGATACAGCGTATATGCTAGGCTTTTACTTCATACGACTAGACATTAACACAATAAAATTCATATTATATACGCATAATATGAATCAAATATAAATTACATATAAACGCATTTAAACGTAACTGAATACTTCTTTTTACATTCGGACGTTTCAACCTAAAATGGCGTTATATGTTAAACATACAATTCAAAATACCCAGAATGATTTATTATTGAAAAACCTAATGAGCTTTTACGAAAAC